CATGGTGAGGCAATAAAAAAGGGATTCTCTTAAGTGGTACCCCTTATAATGGGACGTTTTCATCTGCCGGGTTAGAACCTCTTGACTGAGGCATCTGACCCATCGCAGTCATCTGTTGCATCCGTTCTTGGTAGGAACGTAACAACTTGGATTTCTGCGGAATGTATTTGGACGGCACGGTTTCAATGTAATCACCCGGATCAATGTAACCCGCCTGTACCAACTTATCTAATGTGTTCATCTGAGCAATTTCGCTGAACTGTGCGCCATTGCCTATTTCAACATCAAGGTTGTAATTTAAGTTTTTCAGCATAGAGAAGTCAACGATTGCCAATTGGTTGTCGGAAGTCATGACTTGTCTTACGCCATAATCGGTAGAAACGATATCAATAATGTTTCGTACAACGTCTTCCCAAAATACATAGAAGTTACTTTTTTGAATTTCCAAAGGTACGGCTGATGATTCCTGCAAAGCGATGATTGCGGACGTATTATCCGGTCTTACATTGCCCAAAGAAGCATCGGTAACGCCCATCATATCTTTCGTTTGTGCGATGGTTTCCTTGGCTAATTCGATGATGTTGTTTGAGAAATCCGGGATTTTAATGAAATCAATGAATTTTCCCGCAATGTCCAGATTTGCTACCGCCTGTGGTGAAGTTCCTTCCAGTAATTCTTGGATCTGAACCTTATTCTTGTCATATACGATTTTTGGAAATGCACTTTGTAATCCGTACATCTGTGCAATTGCGAAACATTTGTTAATAAAAACTTGGTTCGAAATTACAGATGTCATCGGGGAATTGTACATATAAGAGTTTTTAATGATATCCCATCCAAAGCAAGCTAAAGGATAGCGTTTGTAACCCAAGTCCGTGGGTTCTTTGATGAACATCGTTTCCGTGGATTTGGTGAACCATACGGTTTCCTTGGTTCTTTTTTCGGGGATCATAATCTTTTCCCCTGTAACCGGGTCGATATCTTCGACTTCCTCTATATATTCGGTTTTCTTTTTGTAAAAACGTATTAATACGGTTACCAAATTTGTTGCGATATCTTCGTTTACATGCAAACCTTCGTTGTCGGGCATGATGGTTTTGGCATCTTCTTTGCTCATACCTAATTCCATAGCTTCTTGGCGGACTTGAGAAACGTCCTGTCTTAACGCAACGATGATATAAGGCTGACCCTGTAAATCATTGGAAAAAGGATTTCCAAAGAATACGTTGGTATTATCGACCAATTGGTTTTTAATAGCTCCTTTTGCGGGTTGACCAGTATCAACATCGGGGTCGAACATCTGCATCATATAACCACTGCCGTCAACGAATGCATTTCGAATAACAGTCTTGGAAGCCTCTTTCATGCGGGCAACTTCGATGATATGTTCGATCTCTTTGGAAACAGGAACCATTCTTTCGATGTCGTCACTTAACGAAGTAAATGGGGTTATGGATACGGCGATATCATTTGACCCGATAGTAGAAACCATAAACTTACCCGCCCTCTGCAATACATTGAAGACAGGAGTTGGCATACTCTTTGTTTTAAGTCCTTCCCATTGGCGACCATCCCAAAAATGTTCATTGATCCTCACTTTCTCAAAATAGTTATCCAAGTTGTAAAGATATTCAACACCGTTTTGGTATTCGTTCCATATTTTCGTTGGTGTCAGCATTACTCACCCCCATACGCTTGCCAGTTCAACATTTCTGCGACAAGCTTTGCGTTTTCCTTTGTGATTTTCACGGCTTCCTCGTTTTGCTTTTTGCTTCTGACAAAATATCCCAAACAGAAGAAACCAAAATTAAAAGCACCCATGAGGATGCTACATAAAACAATTAATATTAAGTTCATTCGATAAAGTTCACTCCATATGGATTGTTGCCCCTTAAAACATTCGCTCTTTCGGGGGTGGTTTCAAACATCTCGCCTTTTTTCACTACTCGGTTCAATTCAGAAATTTTGACTCTTCTTAACTCAGATTGGTCGGTTGCGATAACTCTTACTAATTCCAATTTCTTTCTTCTCATCCTCTTATCGGGCTTGTGCAATAATTTATCCCACGAGTCTTGAGGGGATTTGTAGGTGAAATTGAACTTTTTAGTAAAAATATCTTTAGCCACCTCGTCAACGTTGGATAAATCGAAATCTAAAAAGATACATTCCTTATCGGTAATACCGCACTCCAAATATGTATTGCACGGAGTTAAAACCATCGGTACGCCGTAGTTTAAAAACTCATGAGTAGTATAGTTAAACCCTTCAACGTTGTCGCTTAATTGAACACCGAAATCGACTTTATTCTGGAATCCGCTCAAGTTTAAACGAGGCTCCATGTATAAAAGTTTCGGGTGATTGATGGGTTTTGTAGTAGAAAACATTAACCATAAATAATCCGTTCCGTTCTCTGAACAATACTTGTCCAACGCCTCAAGTAACTTTTCAATTCTTGCGGTGCCTTTAATATTCTCAGTGTAGGGGTCTAACCTTGTTGCGCTCATTAAATAGATAACTTTGTTGGGCTTATCAACTTCTAACGGGTTATAACACACCTCGCACGGAATGCCTGTAATTCGTGTGTACGCTTCGGCAGAGTCTTTACTTACCGCTATTACACGGTCAATCAAAGGATGACGTGGGGCGTGTTCTGCGCCTAACCAGTCGTAATTTCCGTGGACGACTAACGTTCTTTCGTTCGCTTCAACATCTCCGTTAATTAAAGGATCCATATTGAAATTGCAGAAGAATTTATCGCATTTGATTTTTACGCCTTTGTCGTAGTGAACGCAGTTGACGTATTGACTTAATCTTTTAAGTTGGTTTATATCTGCGGATTTGTAGTAAAAGGTTATGTCATAACGGTAATACTTCTTGGCAAGTTGATATAAAAAGGTTTCAATTCCGCCGATGGGAGATAAACGAGAAAAATAGTAAGCGTTCATTGGTAGTTGAAGAAATCCAGATCTTCGTCTCTCCTTTCGGTTTTAATTATTTTCTTTGGACGTGAAGGTAGCTGATTTAACGCATGGTAACCAATAGCCAAACCCATTACAAGGTCATCGTGAGTTCCCTCAGAGGCTTCTGCTCGTCCTTTAGTATTACGAACGAAACTAAGCATTTCTTGAAGGGTTTCTCTATCGTTGATTTTTTCAATATGCTCACGTGCTATCTCGACCAATTCACTGATTATTTGCGGACGAGTCAAAGCAGTTGTCTTAAAACCATAACGTTCTTGAGCGTCCGGGCGCATAGTATCGAATACTTCTCTCACATATAGGGTTGGGTATTTTAATCGGGAAAGTTCTCTATTGGGGAAGGTAGAAAAATTGCTTTCAATGGCAATGAGAGAACGATAGTATGCACCCAGACAGTAAACTTGTTTAACGTATAAATCCTCATCGAACTGTTTATGCAAAGTCGCACATAAATAACCGTCATTGTCGATGACTTGAGCTACGAAAAAGTCACTTCCTTCTCCTGCGGTATCGCCACCGATTACGGTATTTAAGTTAGTTCGATCTTTGTAAATTTTTATATAGCCCAATGGATCATCACGCCAGTGAATATTGGTAATGTGTAATCCATCGTAGTCATATGAGAAGTAACCTCTTTTAATTGGCTCCGGTAAATTCTTCATATGTTCCAAGATTATTTCAGTATTGAAGATTGAAGTACCACTTGTGATAAACGCTTCTTCCGGGGTTATAGGATATTCTTGACGGAATTTTAATTCATCCCCGCCACAGTTATTGGCTATACACCACCTTCTCCATTGGAGTTGATCTAAGGTGAGGTTAAACCGTTTCATTATGTCGGACTCGTAAGAGGTTAAAGTAAATCCGTCATATGGGCGTGAATAGTTTGGGTCAATGTACCAAGGGAAGAAAAGTGGTGTATAGTCAGATCTTCCATTTACGGCGTCCTGCCAAAGGTTGTAGAAGTAGTTGAAACCGTTAGCAGTAGATTCGATCACTATAAGAGAATCATCAGTCGAAGGAACAGCTTGGTTCAAAGCTAATAACGCTTCTTCCGGATGTTCCCAGAAAGCAACTTCTGATAAGTGAGCGTATTTATATGTACTGCCTCGGGTTGCGTCACTTGCTACCATTACTCGTATGGAAGATTTCAAACCATTTTCATCAGCGTCAAAAACTATCTCTTTGGCGTTGGAATACTTCTGTTGTGGTTGCATTCCCTTTGGAAGTTCGTTGATATAAAGCTTCGTCATGTTAAATATCGCACTTGCGGAATCGGCTTGATGCGCCAACAACACCGAAGATGTATTTGGATTGAACATCGTCATGAAAGTTATAAAAGCTTCCGTGAATGTAGAAATTCCAAGCTGACGTGCTTTCAGAATAATGAACCTTGAGGGACGTGAACCATAGGATTCCTTTAATAAGTCATAGAATCTTTGCTGTGCGTGGTTGAATTTTAGATTAATCAGTTCCCCACTTTTGGAGCGGATCTTGAAGAATTCTTCAATAAACTCCTGTGCAGTAAACTCTAGAGTTTCACTTTCTTCGATTTTGCCCATGCTTCAATTGTCTTTGATTGATCGATCTCAACTTTGTCTGATGGTTTCTCGCCAAGAGTATCACGAATAACTGTATAAGCATTGACATCGCCCATTAAGGCTCTTTGAACCATGGCAATGTCCATAGCCTGCTGTACCGAAATATTCTTATCTTGAGCTTCCTCCAGAGAAAGAACGTCTTCTGCGAAGAATATATCGCCTTTCTTGAGGGTCAATTTCAAGAGGATATCAAAGTCCTCTTTCATCGTTTTCCTTTTATCTCTGCGTTCCAACCGGGCAGCGAGACCTTTCTTTTGAGCCTCTTTTGCCCTTGGATCACCTTTCTTGAATGGAGTGATAGTTTGTTTCATTTTTCCTCCTGTCCGTAATTGAAAATTGGGGGCGATTTTTAAGGGGGGTTCTTTATCGTTGATAGATCCGGGCGAAAATCGGTGCCTACCCCCTGTGGGACACACATCACATCGCTATTAATAAGGTTATGAATTCTCTCCATCGGGAATTGAAAAGCCTTTAAACAAAGGACATCAGACCATCGTGTGTCAGCCATGTGTCAGTGTCCTGTCCTATCTTCAGATGGTACAGGATTAGACACACATCCGTGGATATCGGAAGAGGTACGGACTTGCCCATCTTGAAGGAAGGATGTCTCTTTCCTTTACTTCATCTCATCTTTCGTTCCTTGTCCTGTCTTCTTTCAGATGTCCTTCAGATGTCCTTGTGTCATCTTTTTGGTACACACATATCTGTCTCTAGCATCCTATGTAGCTATCCTGTTATGTGTTATCTGTATCCTGTTAGACACACAATCGTGTATCTTCTTTCTTCTTTACTTTCGGCTCTTCCCGATTGTACACACATTGGTGTTTCCATCGTTCCTTTTGCTTTCCGATTAGACACACATTTTTGTCTACTTCAGCGATTAGACACACATCGCTTATCCTTTAGATTCACTTTCGTGTGTCTCATTCTTTTCATCACTGGCGTTAGCTACACCATCGTGTTTACCAATGACCAAACCACATCTAGAACAGACATAGCGATATTGATGTTCCTTCAGCTTTTGCCGTCTCATCTCAGCTCCACATCTCTTGCACTTCATACATTCTCCTGTACAAAAAAAGTGCCTTTCGCACTTCTCTACAATATCAATCTATCACGCTTTGAATGGGGATGTGTCCCCTCTTTTTTTGCGTTACACTTTTCTGCTTTCTGTCACTTTTCGGTGTTTACTTTCGGTACAAGTTGAAATTTTGCTTGACGTGTTGACGTTCTAACATTTATTATTGACTTGCAAGTTGACGTTCTAACTTGCAGGGGACGAGTACCCTATATCCATTCGTCGATGAACCAAACATCGTTAAAAAGATTTGTTCTTGCATATGACAAGCAATCTAGTCTGAATAGGCACTCAAGTTTCCTGCCGAAAGCTACATGGGGTGTAGTCCTTCAGATGACGATGAACATCTTTCTTTCCTGCCTTTAAGCGCTCAAGCTTTTTGGTTTGAACGTTTAAAGGTCGAAAAGACTAAAAAGGAGACGAACATGAATTTAACAAATTGCTCACAGGAAATGAAAAAGCTCCGTTTCGGTGTCGAAATTGAAATGGGTGAAATCGAAATCAAAAAAGCAGTGCGCTTGATGGCTGAGTATTTCAGAGACTCCCACGGAACGAATGGAAACTATCAATTCGATGGTGGCTACTACAAAGAATGGTCTACTAGAGACCACAAAGGTCGTAAGTGGAAGGGCATGACGGATGGCTCATCAAGTGGTTCACTTGGTTCTATCTCATGCGAAATGGTCACTCCGTTACTTGAATACGATGACATTCCAATCTTACAGGACATCGTCAGAATCTTCCGTCAAAACGGAGCGAAATCGGGCGTTGGTTACAACGCAGGAGTCCACATCCATGTGGATGCTGAAATCGACATCATCGGAAGAAACATCTCTTCTAGAGAAAATGGTCAAACGGCAAAGACCATCAGAAACCTCGTTAACTCAATGAATTCCCACAACACAATCTTGGTCAAATCAATCAACGTTTCTTCTATGAGAAGAGGTTGGTGCAGACCTGTTGACACTTTCTTCCTTCAGAGGATGAATAGTGAAAACAAGCCTAAGAACTTGAGAGAAGTCGGTATCGCTTGGTATGGAAGTGAACGTGACTTGAACAGAGTCCTAGACGATCCTCAAGGATGCCATTACAACAACACTAGATATCAGATATTGAACCTTCACTCAATGTTCACAGGCAAGGGCTTTGAATTCAGATGCTTTGAATTCCACAAAGGACTTCACGCAGGGGAGCTTAAGGCATGGATTCAAGTTTGCTTGGCAATGGTTCAATACGCAAAGATGGTGCGTTACTCAAGGCAAGAACCAATCGACATGAGCAACGAGAAATACGCAATGAACTCATGGTTGAAGAACATGGGCTTGATTGGTGAGGAATTCAAGACTTGCCGTAAGCATATGCTCAAGAGATTAAGTGGAGATACAGCGTACAGGAACGGAAGACCAAATGCTGATGAAGACGACTTGGTTGAAGCCTTCACAGACGATTACGTTGAGAACTAAGACACACATCGAGTGTGTCTCGTTCTTACAGACATATCAATCGTACACAGACTGGTGTGTCTATAAGAGCGAATGCTCTAGGAGGAAAAGACATGAAATTAGCTGAAATGAACGGCACTGAAAGAATCGCTTACAGAAACGTGAAAGGCATCTTCAATTGGGAGGTCGGTGGTTGGTACAACTGCATCCTCGATGGGTGTGAAGAATACATCCCCGACACAATTCAAGAAGCCAAACAAATTATCTATGACGAGTCGCTTACCGATACAGCAAGAGATGGCTATTACGGATGCAACAAAGCGCCAAAGGAAATGCGCTTTGCAGGAGCTGACTTCATTTGGAAGTGCATCGATTTCCTGTTTGCGGAAGATGAAGATGGCGATGTCTGTGAAATCGCTGAAGCAAAAGGATGGGATGTTTCAAAGGTGTTTATTCAAGACGACATTATCATCGGCAAGGCTGATGATATCATCGACGAAATCGCTCACGCCTTTGCTAAGGGATGGGTCGATGAAGAACAACCGTTTGTTGACTTAGTGCAGGAACTCTACAAACGCAAGCTGTTGAAATTGGAAGACAGGACACTCAAATGTGTGTACCATCCGATGGGGTCGTGGTACATCGCTCCGTTAGACACACATTGAGCCAGACAGGGATGCGATTAGACACATGAAAGTATGTCTATCGTATCTATCAGTTTCCATCAGATACAAATTTGTGTGTCTCATGGGAGCTGATAGATGCGAAAGGAGACAACTATGGAAATTTTACTGGAAAAAGTAAACGCATTAAGGGAGAAATATGGCTACCCTGCTTTCACTCTTGGAAAGAACGAAATTGGAGAGCCATATCTCATCGGCGCAAGGCACATCTTTCTGTTTGACATTGAGGGTGTGCATGACATCTTCATCTTTTTGAGAGGACAGTACGAACTCTTCTCAAGACTAGGAGGTATTGAGTAATGTGTATCATCGCTATCAAGCCACAAGGCAAGCCGATGTTCTCTGATGAGCGAATCAGAACTATGTTTGCCAACAATCCCGATGGGTCGGGATTCATGTATTGTCGCAACAAAAAAGTAGTCATCGAAAAAGGCTACATGGATGTCGAATCTTTGCTGAGGAGACTTCACAGGACTGACCTAACAGACAGAACTGTAGTCCTTCATTTCAGAATCGGTACTTCCGGTCATAACGATGAATTGAACTGCCATCCATATCCCCTGTTCAAAGCCAACGAATTGGCTTGCGAATGTGATTTGGCAATGGCTCACAACGGAATCCTTTATGACTACACGCCACCAAAAAAGAGTGGTATCAACGACACGCAATTCTTCATCAAGTGCGTGTTAAACGGATTGAGTAAGAACTTCTACAAGAACAAAGATGTTCTAGCGCTGATTGAGGAATTAATCGGCACGAACAAATTCACCTTCCTTGATAAGGACGAGAATTTAACGCTCATAGGAGACTACATCGAGGACGATGGATATATTTACTCAAACTCTTCCTATAAAGCGCTAAAACAGGCTAAAAAGCCTGTCAGACAGAGGTTTGTGATTGAAGACAACTTCCTGTCTAACGTGGAACCTTGTTTTGATGATGACGAGATGGATTTATGGGATGAAATCGAAAAGGAAAGGAGCAGAGGATGGTACTAACAAACTACGATTGGTTCTGCCTGGCACTAGGGATCGTAGGCACACTCTTGTGTGTCTACTCCTTCTATCTGAACGGTTGGAGCTTTGAAGAAACGATGTTTAGACACACATCGGACGATGAATAGGCATGTTTGGACACAGTAACGTGTGTCCAACGTAGCCATCAGTTTCTGTACAAACACAAAGGTGTGTACAGGAATTGATGGGTGCGATGCACCAAGGAGGAAAACATGAAATTAGAAAAAGCTTTATTTGAACTTACCACATTGGTGGACTACGGCACGTACTATCTGTCCAAAAAGGACAACTTCTACGAGCTGATGAAAAAGCGAATCGACAAAGACGGCTATGACGCAGAGTGCGATATCCTTGAGCGAATCGGTATCAGAAAAATCGCTCGTTGGATATACGAAAGCTACAGCATCAACGATGTCTTCGACAACTACACCATCGCTGAATTTGTCAGAAAAGAACTAGACATCACCGACATTTACGACGAAGACGATTTGTTCGACTTAATTGGCAATTACTCCATCAAAGAGTATGTCAGAGACAACTTCGATGCAGACGATATCTATACCGAATCGGATATGCTCGATTGCATGTCGGTTGACGACATCCTCGGCAACATGAATGAGGGCGACATCAAGGAATGGGTCAGCGAACACTGTGACGTAGACGATTGGACTTCAACTTCATGGAACTAAGCTTTCCCGACTTCGGTCGGGTGTGCTTATGAACATCCGTTAGGATCTGACGGGTGTCCATAAGTGCATAGCACTAGAAGGAGACGAAAATGAAACTTGAAAGATTTGTAGACTCGTACAACGAGTTCTGCGCTCGGGAGTATGGCGACCCACGATGCGAAGAGGAACAGCTGTCAGTGCATGATGTATCGACTATCTATCCGAAGGTCAATATCCTCTACACGGAAATCGACTATCCAGATGGCGAATGTGAGATACAAGTAGACTACGACACCATCCCGCAGGAGTTAGTCGTTTACGTACTCGACAAGGAGTACAGGGAGAGCATGCCAATCAGAGAGATGACTTTATTGCTTGAAGAATTCAACGCTTTCGATGACATCTTGAACAGCGCACTCAGTTTATTGGAAAAGAAGGGCTTTCTCGCATGAAAGACTATCCTGCGTACTACGCAAGCTATCCCTCTTGCTACTTGGGGCTTGGTGTAATTTACTATCGGACTGAATTCTTCAGAACGGAAGAAGAACTGCAATCCTACGTTAACGAACTGAAAGAACACAACGTAGGAGGAATCGAAACAGGCGTGATTGAAAATTTTTACCACGAATACGACAAAAAGGAGGAAAAATGAAAGCATTAGTTTATGACGGAACGTTTTTGGTGGAAAAAGAGTTTGACAAGAAAAACTCATACGAATTCCTGCGTAACGCTGTCGGTGGCTACATCGAACACATCCCAATGGAATCCTTAGGCTCTATCGACATGTGGTGCAATGAAGAAGGCAAACTACTCGGGCTAGAACCTACCATCGTACTCAAGTACGAAGGGAAAGAATACGATTTCGTTTGCGGGTCTGTTGTCTTCACGAGACATGACGGCAGAGGCGGTACCATCGGTTTGAAAAAAGAAGACATCGATTTTATCGAAAAGAAATTCAGAGAAGACGGCTACTCTTATGGGTTCTTGCAGAATCTGAACTACTGAGGTGATACAATGAACACAGGAGACAAAATTATGGGCAGAGACATGGAAAACCGAGCCAAATGGGAAAAGGAAAATCTGCGCTCGTTGACTTTTAAATTGCACAAGGTTAACGACAAGGATGTCCTCGACCATTTGGACAAGCAGCCGAACAAACGAGAATATTTGATCGGTCTTGTCCGGAAGGACATGGAAGGATCCGGAAAATAAACCCGGAAAACTAGGGGGTGGACACAGAAAAGTGTGTCTACTCCCTTTTTTTATGCTTCAAGCCGGGGATTGGACACACTTATTTGGCTACAAGTTTTGTTAGACACACATCATGCCAGAACGGAAACCGTTTGGAAACACTTTAGTGTGTCCCACGGAACGGTCAAAGCCGTTAGACACAGTTTGGTGTATATAAAAAGCCCTACCTCAGTAGGACTTGTTTTCTTTTCGACGTTTGATATCCTCTCGGATGACCCTGCGGATATAATCGTGGCGGTTTGGCACGGAATCCAATATCTTGACGATGTCAGCATCATAGACAAAGTCAAATTGAAACTCGCATCTGTACTTGTTTGGTCTTACCAAATTGGTAGAGAAACCGATTCCATGTTCAAACAGTTTGTACTTCTTATTTTTGATTCTCGGCATTCAGTACCCTTTCTAGCGCCTTATTAATGCGCCTGTGCAATCCATTCGGTGACAGTGACATCTTACGAGCCACATAGTCTGTCCGATTCCCTAATACGTAGACCTCAAATATGGCATCTGAGAGAGACTTTTCGACTTCAGCCATTATCGATTCGACTCTTTCTTTTTCGGCTCTCCTAAGGCTTAGTTTTCGGTCTAGCTTAGTTATATCATCACGTATCTTCCATTCCATCTCTTTGTTTGGCATGGTATGGAGGGGTTCTTTGGACGGATCGATTCCTCTCACCCCACCCAAACGGTCATACAGGAATTCAATGGAGTTTTCTAACGTTGTGATTTCGTACAGGCAGAACTTGTAGTTACGCAACTCGTTCTTAAACGCACGCACCTTCTCTGATTGCATACTTCACCTCCACGTACCAATGTACTTTTGGTTGCTTTTTTCTTCCCCTCTGAGAGACTCTTTTTTTCTCGGGATATTCGATTTTCTGTTCGGCAGAGCAGTCTAATCCATACAGTTCTAACATGTCGGGTAAGAGCTTTGGATATGGATCAAAGTCCACAGAGGTATTTCCAAATGTTTTCAACGCCCATACAGCTATATCGAAATGATCGTCTTTGACTTCTTTTTTAACGACTACTGGGCGGAAGTTTATTTCCTTAACCATCGTCTGTCCTGCGTCAAATATAGCGTAGATACCATCAACTTTCTTTTCAATGCCGTGGCGGTTGCTCCACGCTACAGAATATACTCTCTTTCTTTCGATATTCAGTTTATCAGCAACTTCTTCAGCCGTGCCTTTGAAGACTTCCTCGCCATCCTCAAAGACTGAATAAATAGAAACACGTTTATCTAGCATATCAATAGAACGGCAATTCGTCAGTTGAAATATCAACGTTCTGTACCGGGGGTTCGTCGTTTGTTGCAACGTTTATTGCGGTCTTGCGACCAAACATGTCTTTTCCGTCATCCCTTGTCAGAGGTGATTGGACACTCTTTTGTGTTTCCGACGGATTTGAATGTGTGTCTCTTGATGACAGGAATTCTACGTTGTCGGCTTTGACATAGGTCTTGTAAATCTTCTGTCCGTTCTTCTCATAAGAGTCAGTTTTGATTTTTCCTTCGATCATAATCTTCGACCCTTTGCCACAGTAATTCTGAAGCCTGTCTGCGAGGTTTTCCCATGCGACAACATTTATATACTCCGTTGTCTTTTTATCGCCATAGCCCTCGTTTATGGCAATCCTAAACTCAATTACGCTTTTGTTCGTTGAAGTCTTTCTCAGCTCCAAGTCGTTGACAATATTACCTATCAGAATCGTTTTGTTCATTCATAAACTCCTTTAGTTTTTTCACGTAGTCTAAGTCAAGCCACCAGTCGATAATCACTCTCAGCAACCACAGGCATCCGACCAGAATGCACAGCGATAGAACGAAGAATATCAATATCCAAACAAACCTAATAAATACCATCGTCCATCCTCGCTTTTAATCTGACTAGCTTGAAGTCCTTCTCTCTTTGCAGTTCCTTGTCGGAGATGCCATGGATCAGTTTCAATTGGTCGATTACAACCGATACATCAGCGCACTCTTCTACGATATGATTCCTTGCGATTAACTTATCTTTAGCGGTCTTGGATCGTTCAAACTTGACCACCGCCTTAATTAGTTCACTGCACTCTTCGCACGCAATCATGTGCTGATTCGTTTCGCCGTTTTTCTCGATGATTTCTTTTAAGATTTCTGTTTCGTTAGTCATGTTCAAGCACCGCCTTTATGTAGTCCATATCCCACTTACGAGGTACATCGCGCACCGCATCTGCTAGTTCTCTAATTGAGCAGAATGTAAGAGGTTCATAGTCCTCTACCTTGACAGAACGGCTGAATTGACAGTTAAGACACTTTC